ATGCCGTTCGATGCGCGCGAGGCAAAGCTGCTGCAGCCTGGCCAGACGATTATCGTGCCCGAGTCTCCAGGCCTGCGCCTGGCGGCCAGCACCTCGCGGCGGTCCTGGGTGTACCGCTACAAGGCTGCCGATGGCCGGATGCGGCAACTGACCATCGGCCAGTGGCCGGCGATGACGCTGGCCAAGGCCCAGGCGCTCTGGGAAGACCTGCGAGCCGGCCGCAAAGGGGGAGTCGATCCCGTCGACGCCAAGAAGGCCGCGAGGGCGGCCGCGGCCGCGCCAAAGCGCCGCGCTGCTGGCTATCCAGTGCGGCAGTTGGTGCAGGACTACTTGGGTGGCCACATTGACGTCCACCGCAAGCCGAAAGGGCGTGCAGAGGTCCGGCGCCTGCTCGAAGGCTACCTAGGCGCAATCGACGACCACCAGGCCGCCACGCTCAAGCGAGCCGACGCATTCAGCCTGCTTGAGGGCTTGGCCAAGACGCCGGTGCTCGCCGGCCAGATTCGGCAAGAACTGGGCGCGGCATGGGACTACGCGCTCGACGCCGGCAGACTGCCCGAGGAAACGCCCAACTGGTGGCGTCTCATCATGCGCGGCCGCCTGCGCAGCAAAGGCAAGCTGGTACAGGGGGAGCGCATCACTGCCAAGCGGGTGCTCAGCGACGTCGAGCTCGGCCTGCTACTGCGCTGGCTGCCCAACTTCACCAGCCTGATCGACGACGGCCTAACGCTCTACCTGTGGACCGGTGCGCGAGGCGCCGAGATCGTGGCCATGGAGGCCAGGGAGATCTCCGAGGAAAACGACGGCCTATGGTGGACGGTGCCTAAGGCCAAGACAAAGACCAGCCGCATCGAGCACGCCACAGATCTACGCGTACCGCTGGTTGGCCGGGCCGAGGCAGTCGTCCGCCGGCGGCTGGCCAACACGCCGAGCGGTTACCTGTTTCCGAAACGGCCGCCGGCGGAAGGGCCGGTCGACCAGAAGGTGATGGGCGTGGCGGTCTGGTACCACATGCCTTACTCGAAGACGCGGCCGGACGTCCTGCGGCCGCGTTTGCCGGTGGAGCACTGGGCGCCCCACGATTTACGCCGCACCGTTCGTACCCAGTTGGCGGCGATGGGCTGCCCTGATGCGGTGGCGGAGGCTGTACTGGGCCATCTCCCGCCCGGCATCCAAGGTGTTTACAACCGCCACTCTTATGACGTCGAACGCCGCATTTGGTTGGAGAAATGGTCCGCTAGACTTGAGGAGCTCGCACAGCAATAGGGTATCGGAGTTATGCCAGAAAATCCACACGCGACATTCTTAGACAGAGATTTAGCGGAGGCCGATGTCAAAGCTTACTACTCTGCTCAGGTCGATATGCTGGAGCAGCTGGTCAATTATGGATCGAATCTAGTGCCAAGAGCGTTAGCTTCGTGTCCCGCTACGGATAAACACATTCTCATTTGCGGTACGTTGCTGAAGCAGGTTGTAATGATGCTAGACGCAGCGCATGTGCTTATTTCGCGCTGCTGCTGCGATGCGGCGTTCGTTCCGCTTCGAGCCGCTTTTGAAGCCTCCCTTTATCTCGAATGGATGATTGCTGATACTACGGACGAAATCGCGTCGGCATATCAGGTTGCGCAATGGAGAGAGCAGCGGATCTGGGCGGAACGAGTTATTCCTTCTACAGAGGAAGCTCAAGAATACAGAAGGGCGTTTGCCTCTTGGGTCGATGAGGGGCCCGTGGTCACTGACGCGCAGCTTGAACAGCAGGCATCCGAAGCCATTGCAATGCTTGATCAGCATCTTGCTTCAGAAAAATACGCTCCGATAAATATCAAATTCCAACAAGCCAAAGATAAGCGAGGGGTTGAGACCGATTGGTTTAAAGTCGCGGGTGCGCCCTCTATCGCGGCAATCGCGAAAAGAATAAACAAGCGTGAAAAATACTCGTTTTTCTATGGGAAGGCGTCAAAGCTGGTCCACGCAAGGGACATGAGCACTGCCGTCATTGTTGAAGCGACGCGCGTGCGATTGACGCCAATAAGAAATATTAAGAGCTTTAATGAGTTGTTTATATATTTCACTTCGGTCGCGTTCGATAGTTATTTTGCAATACTGAAAGAATACAGGTCTGGAGAGATCGCCGCGTTCAGAAAACAGTACACGACTGATTGGCGGCCGGCAATGCTCTCAATACCTTCAATTAATTTCAGTTTTCGCGATCCTGGTTAACTTTTCTTCGGCAAGTGTTGGAAGGAGGCGGCAGATCCGCGACTGGTCTACTTTCCGCCCACTCCATCACCTCTCGAAGCAGATAGCCGACGCGCTGCTTGCTCAAGAGCCGCGGTTTGGGGAATCGACCCTGGCGGATCTCTTCTTCGATGGTGCTGCGCGAAAGCGCGGTCGCTTCCGGCAGCTCTTCCTTGCTGAGATAGAAGCGCGGCACGGTCATGTCACCGCTCCTGCAAGTCCCTGCATCACGCGGCCGCCGGTGCAGCGAATCTCGGCTTCGACGCGCACCGCAACTTGGCGGAACTCGCTGTAGCTCAGCTGCTGCAGCTGGAACTCGTGCAAGTCGACGGCCGTGTCGATGCGCTCGATCTCGTCGACGTGCAACTCGGGCGGCAGCCAGGCGCCGCTGACCATGGCGCGCCGCTGGATCTCGCGCAGGGCCACTTCGGCGCCGTGCACGTGCTCGCTGAGGCCGCGCACCACGCCCTGGTGTTCGATGCCCTGGGCCACGTTCATGGCGCTGGCCGCGGTAAACCAGTCCATTTCCGTGGCTACGCCACGGGCGAGTGCGCGCGCGGCCGCGCGCAGCGGGTCGATTGCGCTGGCGATCTCGGGCGGCGTCAGCCGCGTGGCGCCGTTGCGCGCCAAGCGCACCGGGTCGAGCGAGATCCGCCGCGGCCGGCGGGGCTTGCGGCCATGGGTCATTGTTGACCTCCTCGGCCGTTCCATCGAATGGCGGCAGTCGGGCCCGGCCAGCGCGGGCGCAGTGATTGGATGTAGCCAGAGGCGTAGATGCACGGCTCTGCGTGGACTTTGAGCAGTAGGCCCCTCGGGCGAGCGAAGAACCCGTAGAGCGGAACACCGCGCCGGGTCGGTGAAAGAGGCGTGTTCAAGCTAAACCGCCTTCCGATATGCGCGGAACCTGGCGGCTGACGCGCCACGCGGTCCAGGCGCGTCCGGCGACGAAGCCGGCCGAGAAGATGAAGGCCGCGCTGCCGAGCGTTACCAGGGCGAGGAAGGTCTCGGGGCTCACGGCAGCACCTCCAGCTCTTCGGCGCCGAAGGTGGACTCGCAGGCCTCGTGCTTGCCATCGGCCGGGAAGGCGATGACCCAGCCGTCAGCCTGCAGGCGCATTGCCTCACCGGTGCGCCACTCGAATGCCGCGCGCTGCATCGTCAGGCCAGTGCGCAGCACGCGCACCTGGCTGCCCGGCAGGACGTCGGCCAAGTAGGGGTCGATGTGTTCGACCAAGATCATGACCGTGTCGCTCGACCGCGGCCCATACACAAGTTGCACGCGGCCATCGTTGGTGGTGCCCGTGATTCGGCCGACCCTTCCACGGACATTGCGACGCAGTACGTCTATGTCGCGCACGCGCACCAGGTCGCCGATTTGAAAGACGCGTGGCGATAGGACCTTCTCTGTGGTCGGGAAGGGCCACGCCTGCGTCAGCTTCAATGTGGGGTGCGCGGCGTCCGGCGCGGCGAGTGCCGCGCCTTCCTCTTCTGCCGCGGCCGCGGCCGCCTGGCCATGCGATGCGGCAGCTGCCGCAGCGCCCTCCAGCCCTGCGCCGTCAGGCGCCTGGTTATGACTCCCTTCCGCAGCGCGCAGCGCATCGGCGATGCCGGCACGGGCCTCGGATTCACGGGTCTTTCCAGCACGGGCCTTGCCCCTCGCGGAAGCGGCGGGCGCCGCAGGCGGGGCGGTTGCGGCGGATGCCTTTTGGGCCTTGGCCGCGGCCTTCTCGGCTTTCTTGGCCTCGGCCGCTTCCATGTCGGCGGCGCGGTCCTCGCTTTCCATCTCGCGATGCACGTCGGCCTGTACTGCGGCGAGGTCGACGCCGGCCATGTGGATCAGCTCGAAGAGCGGCGTGCGTGGGCCTTGCTGGGCTTGGGCGTCCTCGTCCCATGCGTCGTAGCCGTCCTCGGCGTCCCAAAGCATCCAGCGCAGGAAGATGGTCGGCAGCTCGGCCTCGGGGGCCATGCGCAGGCGCTCGGTGGCCTGGTCTTCATCGAACTCGTCGCCCAAATCCAGCGCGGGCCCGAACGACGATTCGTTGTAGCCACTGAGTTTGTCGAGCAGAAACGCGCGCAGCAGCTCAGCGGGGATCGCGTCCATCGTCTTGAGCTTGGCATCGGCCGCGGCCAGCACCTGCCGCCGCCACCGCTCTTCATACTCGGGGCGCTCATCGATGGGCTTGCGGCGCTCGACCTTCTTCACTTCTGCCGCATCGGCCTCAGTCTTGGCCGCGCGCTTCGCCGTCCGTGTCAGGCCGTGCTCTGCAATCAGGCTCTTCACCTTGTCGACGGTCAGCACTTCGTGCACGGCGCCCGTCGTCGGATGCTTGACCAGCACGGGCGGCGGGCAGTGCTTGCCCAGCGCTCGGCGCAAGGTGGTGCCGTCGACGTCAAGCTGGTAGTCAGGATGGGCGTCGAGGTCGTAGTGGCCTGCCAGCCACTTCCCGCCGTAGGAGCCGGCTCCGGCCAGCTTCTCAGCCTTGGCCGCCTCGATGACCTTTTTGCCCTCGCGCTGTGCCTCCTCGAACCGCCGGTCATCGTGGTCCTTCTCCTTGGCCCGATAGCACGTCGTGTCGATGCACAGATCCGGGCTGTCGACGTCGGCGAACACGTCGGGCTGCGCGCCGGTGCGCTTGGGGCAGGACATGCAAGCGCCGGCGCCGGCGTTGAGCGTAGCGTCCTTGATGTCGAACTTCGTGCGCTTGAGCGACAGCATCACATTCGTCTGCACCCACTGCTGCAGCTCGACCTTGCTCATGGGCGAGCCGTACCGCTCTTCCCCCGTGGCCTGGCCCAGCGCTTTGATCTGCAGCTTGTCGTTCGGGATGCGCGCCACGATGAGGGCCTTGCTGAAGTCCAGCTTGCCTTTGCGCAGCGCCTCGCGTCCGGCGGGGTTCAGGTCCAGCAGCTTGAGGCGCTGGTACACGTAGCTGCGCGAGCGGTCCACGCGCTCGCCGATCTCTTCCTTGGGCACGTGCGCCTGCTCGACCAGGCGGTGGTAGGCCTCGGCCTCCTCCAGCTCGCTGAGGCCCTTGCGCTGCAGGTTCTCGACGATCTGGATCTCCAGCACCTCGGTGTCGTCGAGCACGCGCACCATAGCCGGGATGGTCTTCAGCTCGGCGAGGCGGGCAGCACGCCAGCGGCGCTCGCCGGCGACGATCTCCCAGCCCGGGCGGGGCCGGCCAGCGTCCCTGCGGGCCGTCTCGTCCAGCCGGTTGGCCGGCAGCACGCGCACGATGATCGGCTCCAGCACGCCCAGCCGGCGCACGCTGGAGACCAGCTCCAGCATCTCGGGCTCGGTCTCGTCGATGTGCCGGTTGGTGAGGCTGGGCACGATTTGATCGACTGGCAGCTCAGCCGGTGCGCCGGCGTCTGCGGCCGCGGCGGTGCGCGGAGTGGACTTGGCCTTCATGAGCTGCATGCAGGCCTTGCAGTGCCGCTGCAGGCCATCGGCGTTGCTGGCGTTCTTGCTGAACTCGTCGACCGGCTTGGCCGTCTTGCAGGCCGTGCACGTCTTCGAGTCGACGGGGGTGGCGATCTCAGCCATTGGCGGCTCCTTCCTGGTGGGCCTGCAGGTCGGCCTGCAGCTGGGCCAGGGCCTGGCCGGCGCGCTCGTAAGCGCGCACGGCCTCGGCCAGGCTGGTGTTGAGGGTGGTGATGGAGGCGGCAATAGCTGCCGCGTGGGGCGTCATCGCCTCGGGCGGCCGATCCTGCGCGACTCGGTCAGGCATGGGAGAGAGCGCAGCTGCAGGCGATGCCGCGACTGTCTCGGTGGGTGGCGTCCATCCCGGCAGGGCCAACACCAGGTTGTCGCCGACACGGTGGCGCATCAGCGCGCCGCCGAGGAGCGCGGCCTTGCAGATCGCGGTGAGGTGCCCGGCATTGGCGCCGGTCATGGCTGCGGCCGCGGAGTACGTCACGCACCCGCCGTTTGCGCGAAGGTGCTGCACGATGACGTGCGGCACGCTGCCATGCCGCGGCGTGTAGGCCGTGATGCCGCGGCCCTTGATCGGCGTCAGTGACCGCGGCGCGCCGGCAGCCTGCGCGCCGGCTTCGGGCTTGCTGTTGGTCGTGCTGCGGCCCTGCTTGAACACCTGGCCCGGCACGGTGGCCACCGGGGGGGGCGCTTGCTCGGCAACGGGCAGGGGCGAGGGGATCGGCGGCGGAGAAAGAGGAATCGGCGCGGCCGTCGCGCCCTCGGGCACGGCCACGCTCGTGACAGCTCGCGAGGGCAGCGGCATGGCGGGCAGCGGCGCCGCCAACTCGGCGCGCATCTCCGCGCGCGACAGGCGACGATCACCCATGCGGCTCGGAATGCTCATCGCGTCATAGGCACCCGGGCGCGCGCTCTGGCGCGCCAGGTCCTCGCCCGTGTACGTGCCGGTGGGGACGTAGCGGCTCATCGCGCAGTCTCCAGCTCCATGAACGCATCGAACACCAGGCGCTGCAGGTGGGCGATGTCATGGCTGTTGGAGAGCACGACGCTGGGGTGGAAGGCGCTGCCGTCCGTCGCGCTGACGTGATGGCCTTCGGTCGTGGTGCTGGCCTCGATGCCCGGGCGCGTCACCTGCCAGATCCTGCCGCCGGCGCCGTGGATGCAATCGGCTTCGTTCGCGAAGCGGCAGTCCGTCACCACCATGCGGTCGTGGCCCGCGCGGGCCAAACCGGCCAGGCGCGCGGCCAGCTGCCGGGTCCAGTAGTTGGCTGACTGGCGCCGCCGGTACTCGGTGCCCCACCACTGCATCACCTGGCGCGGCGTGCGTGCCTGCTCGAGCCATGCCTGGGCCAGCATCCCGCGGCCGTCGCGATGCTCACTGCCGATGGTCAACGCCACCGCCCCGACGAACCCCAGCGGCGCCCGTGCCATCGCGAGCGCCGGCGTGGGCAGGTGCTTGGTTCTGGGGTCCGACAGCGTGGCCATGTCCACGTCGAAGGCCTCGGCCACCTCGGCGCGCAGCGCGTCGCCGAAGGCCAGCTTGACGAAACCCAGGTGCGTCACCAGCAGGTCGGCGACGGTATCTTTGCCCACGCCAGCGAAGCCGGTGAGCGCGATGATGTGCTGTTTGCGGGCCACGTCAGGCCTCCTTCGTATGGATGGTCTGCACGCGCGGAAAGATCACGCGCGTGCCAGCCCAGGGGGTGGTCAAGGTGATGTGCGTGCCCTTGCGCAATGCGCGGGCGCGCTCTTCTGCCAGTGCCAGGGTGGTCTCGGTGTAGACCTGCTCGGCGTGGTAGTGGTGGCCTGCCGCGGACAGCGGTTCGATCTCCAGGCACAGCACCGGCACGGTGTGCTGACCATCGCCGGCGGGTTTGTGGCGGATCTGCGCATCCTGCGAAAGGCGGCCGCGGATCTCGATGGTCACGGTGCCGTCGCCGAAGAGATCGGCGCCAGGCGCGGACGCGTGGGCAGCGGGGGACGTCAGCTCCATGGCCACATCCGAGCAGTGAGAGCACACACCGACAGCAGCGTGACGAGCACGATCACCATCAGCACCAGCCCGATGGCGATGTCGCACGCACGGCCGCTATTGGGATGGTCGTCGGGGTCGTAGAGGCGGCGGACCTCATCCATGGCCGCGAGGCGTTCGGCCCGCTCCAGCAGCTCGGCGCGCTCGCTGGAGCGCGATTCGGATTGACTCATGCGTGTCTCCTGAAAGCGCGCGTCATGTCGCCATCGACCGCATGGCCACGCCGCAACATGGCCCGCGCGATGGCGGCCTGTTCCTTGATCGATGAGCCGGCCTGGCGGACCTGGCCGAAGTAGCTGTTGCCCGTCGCGTAGAGCTTCCCGGGCGGCAGGGTCTCCAGGCGAGTCAGGGCCGTGCGCAGCGTCCGCGGCCGCGTGGTGCGGCGCCAGGGCTTGATCAGCTGGCCCACGAAGTCGATGCCCCGGCTGACCGGCTGCAGGATCGTCTTGCGGGGGTTCAGCTGCAGCCGAAGCGCGTCCAGCTTGGCCTCGATGCGCGCATGCGCCTCGTTGAGCCATTGGGGGCTGTCGTGCAGCAGCACGAAGTCATCGACGTAGCGCACGTAGTGCGGCGCGCGCAGCTGGTGCTTCACATGCTGGTCAAGCCCGTCCAGCAGTACGTTCGCGAAAAACTGGCTCGACAGGTTGCCGATGGGCAGGCCGCAATGCGCCGGCGCGTTCATCAGCCGCTTGTGCTCAGGCACCAGGGCCAGCTCGTGCGGGCGGGCCCGCAACAGCACGTCCTGCCGCGGGTCGTGCATCAGCACGGTCTGCGTCAGCCACATCCACCACGGCTCGGTCACCTGGCGCTGCAGCGCCGCCAGCAGCACCCGCTTGTCGATGAAGACGAAGAAGTTGGAGAGGTCGCATTTCAGGTAGTGGGCCGGACGGCTCCAGTTGTGCGTGACGCTGCGGACCTGGTGCTCCAGGCGCCGGGCCGCGTAGAGGGTGCCGCGCCCCGGAATGCAGGCGCAGCTGTCGGCCACGAAGCGCGCGTGAAAGCGCGGTGCGATGTGGTTGTAGAGAAGGTGATGCACGACCCGGTCGCGAAACTCGGCCGCCCACACCTCGCGCGGCCGCGGACGGGTCACGACGAAGCAGATCGAGCGGCCAGGCCGGTAGCTGCCGCTGCTCAGTTCCTCGTGCAGCGAGTACAGGTGGTGCTCGGCCCGGGCCTCGAAGGCCTGCGCACTCGCGCTGTTGCGTTTCGTGCGCCTGCAGTCGAGCCAGGCCGTCACAAGCTTGGCGAACAGGTCGGAATCTGCGGACGGCAACGGCGGCCAGCTCGGCCGACTGGTGGTTGTTGTTCTGGTTGCCGTTGTTGAAGTTGCAGTTCCACGCGTACGAGGCGTCATCGCGCTATGGAGGCCGTCCTGCCGAAGGCTTGCGCCGATCAGCGGGGCGGCTGCACCGGACGCACCGCGCGCAGGCGCGGCCGTATCCGTGGCGTGCATGTCGGTGGGCTTGTGGCCCAGCGGCGCGACCAGATTCACCTGGCGCACGGGCATGAGAGTCGTGACCGTCATGCTGCAGGCGCCTTCCTGTCCGCGGACTTGAGCCATCCACCCGCCTGCCGCCCGATGCTCCCGAGCAGCTCCACAGACTCAGCCCAGAGCTTGGGTGAGAGCCGCCGCATGTCGAACACCACGCGCAGCATCACGGTGACGGCGCGCTGCTTGGTGAGCAGCGCCTGCAGGTACTCGGCGCGGTGCTGCTTCTGGGCTGCGTTGGCCAGCGCCATCAGCTCCAGGATGTCGACGCAGTTCTGCGTGATCTTGTCGCCCATCTGCCGCTTGAGTTCGCGCGGCATCTGGACCTGTGCGCGCACTGCCAGGTTGAGCAGCTGCACGCCGGTGCGATAGATGGGGAGATCCGAATGGATGGCCATGGGGCTCAGCTCGAAAGGATCAAAGGACCGAAGGACTCAGCGAATCCTGCGGACGGCAACGGCGGCCAGCGCGGCCGACTGGTGGTAGTAGCTCTGGATGCCGTTGTCGAAGTAGCAGTCCCACGCGTACGAGGCGTCGTCTTCGTGGACCTCGCAGGACCAATGGCTGCGGCCGAGGAGATGCGGCTTGCAGTTGGCAAAGAGCAGGGCCTGTTCCTGCCGCGTGGGCAGTTCGCCGCCCTGGGCTTCGGCCCATGCCCGGGCCTGCTTCCAGCCCACGTCAGTGGCCACGCCGGCCATGAGCATGAGGTGATGCAACACCTGGCCGTCGTCGTCGATGACGGCGCCGGCGTAGCGCTCGCCCTGCTTGAGTGCGATGGAGGCGCCGGCAATCTCCACGACGCGGCTGGACTGCTCGGCCTTGTACTGCTGAACCATGCCCGCGACTTCGTCGAGGCGGGCTTCGATGGCTTGAAGGGTGATGGTCATGGCGTCACGCTCCAAGCATCAAAGGATCGAAGCACTGATCGGAATCTGGCGGACGGCAACGGCGGCCAGCTCGGCCGACTGGTGGCTGGTGCTCTGGTGGCCGTAGGCGAAGTAGCAGCACCACGCGTACGAGGCGCCATCGGGCTCGCTGGTCCAGTGCCAGGTGCGCGGCAGCTGGTCTTTGACGTGGGTGAAGAGCAGCAGCGCCACGGCGCGCGACGGCAGCTCGCCGCCCTGTTCCTTGGCCCACGCCTGCGCAGCGGGCCAGTCCTTGCTGTCGGCGCGGCCGGGCAGCAGCACGACAGCGAAGTGCTGACCGGCCTTGTCGGTGGTCAGGCCGGCGAAGATGCCGCCAGCCAGCGCGGCGCCCAGTGCGGGCAGCACGGTGGGCGCGAGGGTGTTCTCGGACGTGGACATGGGAATCCTTTCAGGGGTTGCGGAGGAAGGGTGTGCACCTGGGTGCACGGGGTGGGAAAGCGGGGGAGCGGTCAGCGCAGCGGGCCACCGAGCGCGAACGCCGGGCCCTCGCGCTCCAGGTCCTCGGCGACCTGGGCGGTGATCGCCAGGGCGTCGGTCTCGTCGGGTAGATCCAGCACATTGGCCACGGCTGGCAGCACGCCAAACAGGATGAAGACCAGCGCACCGATGGCCCAGGAAGGAAGGGCGGCCGGGTTCATCGCTGCTTGTCCCGACGAGCGTGGCGGATGACTAGACTGGCGCCATCACCATCACTGCCGGAGGGCGTCCATGTCAGCTGAAAGCCGAATCGACGAAGCAGACTTTGCGCATGCCGTACGAATCGTGGCGGCGCAGGTTGTGGCTGAGCAGCTGGAGAAGGGAGCAGGGGAGCACTGGCTGGAGACGCGGCTGCTTGCTGCGTACGAGGCGGTGCAGAACGCACGGGCGCAGATTGCGAAGCTGGAGGCAGAGACGCCTGAGCGTTGATGCTGCCGGCCGGGCGCTGATAGCCCCAGGCAGTGATGCCTGCGATGCTGCGCTTGACGTGCTTCCAGCCCTGCTCTTCCAGCCAGAGGCCGACCGCGCGGTCCATGCTGGCTGAGCTGGTGGCGGCGCCGATGCCCAGCGCCCGCGTCACCTGGCCCAAGGTGACGAAGTCCGTGCCCGAATGCACTCCGCCAGCGGGCGCTGCATCCGGAGTCCTGGAAAGCACCTCCCTCAGCGCCGAATCCAATGCGGGGTGCATCCGGTTCTGTCGCTGCATCGGCAGGAAGAGCCGCGCCTCCTGCTCCTCGTTCGGCCAGTACGGCGCCCCGATGCGGTACTGTGCAACGGCCTCGGCGAAAAGCTGATCGCGATTGGCGCGCACCCACTCCACGTCGATATCCGCTACTACGGGCACAGGCCAGAACCGACGATTGCCCGCAGCGTTGAGGTAGTCCGTCGACCCGGTCGTGGCGATGAACACGCATTGCCGCGGCTGCTGCACGAAGTGGCCGCGATACGCCGGACGGTAGGCGTCGGCCGTGCTGGAGATCTGCTGCTTGAGCGCCGCCAGTTCGTGCCCGCGCATCGCAGACAGTTCGGACACCTCATACAGCCAGCAGTCCTTCAAGACCGGCCCCAGCGGCTCGGTGGGGTCGAAGGCCGCATCGGCATACCACGTCGCGCCGGCCAGCGCCTCCACCAGCGTGGACTTGCGCGAGCCAGGCCGGCCCTGCAGCACCACGCAGTAGTCGAATTTGCAGCCGGGGTGCATGGCGCGCTGAACCATGCCCAGCACCAGGTACCGGCCGACCAGGCACAGGTAGTCGTAGGTGTCGGCGCCGACCGAAGCCGGCGTGTGATGCAGAGCCAGGGGGAGCCAGCTATCGAGGCGCGACTGGCCGTCGTGCTGCAGGCCTTGGAGATAGGCCTGCACGGGGGTGCCGGTGTCCACCGGTGCGGTGTTGCGGGCGCTCATGGCGGCGCCTCAGGCCTGGACGGCGTCTTCGAGTCGCTGGGCCTCGGTCACCGGGCAGCCGGTGACGTGGTGGGCCTTGCGCAGGGCGTCCTCGGCATTGGTGGCCTGCAGCTGCACGAAGGGCAGCACGCCGGCCTCGGCCATGGTGGGGGAGCCCAGCTTGTCGAGCGGGGCGTAGAAACAGCGGTAGGTTGTCACTTGGCTCTCCTGCGCACATCGTGTGCGGCGGAGAGAATACTAAGCGGGCCGCTTTATATGGTCAAGCAGGATGCTTGCAAAAAAATACGCGGGCCGCTTCATACGGTTGCCCGGAGTCGATCCGCTCAGAAATGGAAAAGCCGCCTAGTGGCGGCTTGGCGGTGAGCATGACGCACGATCAAAAAACGTGCGCGAACACACGGCGTCCGAGCGGCCGAGGTGCGACGTGGTTTGGGTGTCCATCTGCGGTCGACTGTTCCCGCTCACACATCATGGTCAGCGTCTTGAGCGGCGGAGGTGCCTTGCTCACCAGCTCAGCAAAGTCGGCCGCCCACGTGGCGGTATTCGCCGCGGTCAGCTGCCCGGCCGGAACCGATTCGATGGATCGCACGATGCCGGCCGCACGCTCGGCCATTTCTTTGTGCAGCTGCTTGCGGTCTCCGTAGGAGAAGACGAGTGCCATCAAGCCGATGGCCGAGATGGCTGTGCCAATCCATGAAACCGACTTGCCGACGTAGGGACCAAACAACGATGCGCCAAGCACTAGCGTGAGTGCCTTTGTTGCACGGTCCACTAGGTCGAAGAAGCGCTGGCGCTTGCGGTGGTAGCGCACCTGCACCCAGGATTTGTAGAGGATGTCGCAGCGCTTGTCCCAATCGGAGTCCGCTGCTGTCTTGGCTTCCACTGGTTCCATAGTGGGAGCCATTTTGCTTGCCTATTTGCTTGGTGGTCTAGGAGGTGGCGGCGGAGGCGGCGTGTAGTAAACCCGATCACCCTTGTGATTCGGCGTGATTGGCCGCGATGGCGGCGGCGCAGGCGGCCGCGGCGGGGGCGATGGCGACTTTGGATTACTCATTCGTTTCTCCTCACAACTTCCTGCCGTTCCAGGCCCAAAGGACGCGGCCCAAGATGCTCACCTGGGTGTCCCCCTCCAGCACGTCCACGGTCTTGACTGCTGGGTTGTCGCTGCTGATCTCGTGGCGACCGTTGATGCGCTGGCGCACGCGCTTGATGTAGAGCCGGTCATTGGCGCTAATGACGTAGACGCCGTCCACTTTCACCTCTGCCACGCCCGTATCCACCAGCAGCACGTCGCCGTCCAGAAAGGTGGGTGCCATCGAGTCGCCATAGCCGTGGATGAACCGCAGGGCTTGGAGCTTCGTAGGTTTGAGCGTTCGCAGCGCCCATTCGGGTGAAACGGAAATGCGGCCAACCACCACGTCGTCGGGCAGTTGATCGGAGCCGTCGCCCATGGCGCCAGAGTTGGCCAGCAGTGGCACGACCAGCTCTTCAAAGCCTGGCAGGTAGGCAGGAGAAGGCGTCACGGATAGGGGCGGGGCTGTCGGCGCATCGTCGTGGTCCACATCCATCCATCCTTCCGGCTTAGCACATCCGCCCTCAAGGCGGCGCGCCATCGCGCTACCCATTTCGCGCGGCTTGCCCGACGCCTTGTCGATAGCCTGGTTTCGGACTTGGCTTAGGTAGATGGAAGTGCTGCCGGCCGCCTCTGCGACAGCCTCAAGGGTTCCCCTCTCGCGCACGAGAAGTTCGAGGTTCTCGCGACGAATCGTTCCCACTGTTTTCATGTGTGGATTGCAAGCGAGGCGCTTAGATTGGTGAAGAAGCAGCCTGCTTGCGGCAATAAAGCGGCCCGCTTAAGATCGCGCTATGAACCTCCTCGACTACGTCACGAAGTCGCGCGGCCGACAGAGCGCGATTGCCGCCGCCATCGGCTGTCAGCCGGTGCTCGTCAGTCAGTGGGCCAACGGGGTGCGCCGCGTCCCCGCCGAACGCTGCCCCGCCATCGAGCGGGCGACGGGCGGCGTAGTCCGCTGCGAAGACCTTCGCCCAGACGTCGCATGGGACGTACTGCGAGCGCAGGCAGTTCCGGCGTCGGTTCCCTCGCAGGAGGGCGCCCATGCCTGATAGGTGGCCTAACTCCAGGCGGGACCGAGGCAGCGCAGAGTTTCTTGGAAGGCCTCGATGTTTCGCACGTACATCTCCTCGGCGGGACCTTCGACTGACGGTCCATGAGCCAGTCGCTTCGCCAATTGCGATTCCAGCAGATCCACTATGTGCGGGGCCTCGATGAGTAGAGCGGACACCAGGACTTCTTGGATCAACTGCATCGCTTGCAGCGTTCCCTGCATTTGGAAGGTGAGTTCGGCCAAGCCGGTGAATGCCCGCGTTTCCGCTTCGTTCATGTCTGCCCCTCCAGGGGATGGTTGTTGTGGGACTTCCATTCTGCCCCTGGGGGGTGCAGGCGCCTGCCCATCCATTCAGGAGAAAAGCTATGCGTAAGCGAGTCGCACGTCGACCTTCCACCAAGCCCTCCGAGCGCATCCGACGGAGAGGAGATCGGTTCGGCAGCAAGGAAACCGTGACGTTCATCCACAGGTCTGTGTACCAGCCGGATGTCTGGCCCACAGTCTTTACCAGTTCCGCCGGTCCGAAGCGAACGCAGCGGCCGCAGCTGGGCAAGGTTGCCGCCGCCGAGATCAAGCGGGCGTTGGTAGACGCGGCCGGGCGCAACTCCACGGCGCTCCCGATGCGCTTGGCCGATGAACTGCTGACGGCACTTGCGCTCGTGGATTCGTGCGTGGTCGAAAAAAAGCCCGGCGCTTGAAGTTGGCCTGCGTGCTTCATCTTTTTGCACCCGGCCGCCGCGACATCCGGCGCGCCGTTCAACGTCTCCTCCCTCCTTGTGCCTGGCCGTGGTTGGCGGCCTTGGCGCGACTGGGGCGGCTGGGTGGTTTTCTTCATTCGCTGCTGCATGTCGGCAGTCTCTTTTTTTTGCCCGCCGCGGGCATTCCGAAAGGTTCCGAAAAATTCGGAACGCTTCGGAACCCCGCGTGACAACGACTTAGGAGGAGTCCGTGGAACCCAAGCTGTTCTATGACGATGAGATCGACGCCCTGCGCGCTCATGTGCAGGCCATGGGCGGCACCAAGGAAGTGGCCGCGCGGATCTGGCCCGACAAGACACCGATGGCCGCACAGCGTCAGCTGTCCGACTGCCTCAATGCCAACCGCAGCGAGCGGCTCAGCCCTTCGCAGCTGCTGCTGCTGATGCGATTGGGGCGTGAGCAGGGCGTGCACATCCTGGCCGAGTACCTGATGGGTGAGGCCGGCTACTCGCGCCCAATCCCGCTCGATCCCAAGGACGAGGCTTCGCAGCTGCTCGCGAAGTTCGACGAATGCATGTCGCTGGCCGGACAGCTCGCCACGCGTATGGAGCGCATGCGGGCCTTCGGTGGCCTGAAGGCGGTCGGGTGAGGCCGGCGGGAGAGGTCAGCCAGGCCTTGCTGCAGGCCGCCGCGGCCCTGGCCACCGAGGAACGGGCACCCACGCAGCGCGAGCTGGCGATGAAGGCGCAGGTGGGTTTCACGGCCACGCGCTTGACCATCAAGAACCTCGTGCGTGCGGGCCATCTCGTCAGGGTGCGGGCGCGCGCCGTGGCGTACTGCAACAAGCCAGTGGCCGAATACGCGCCGCCAAGACTTGCGCAGCGGGGCAGCGGGTCGCCCGCTGAGCTGGGCCGCGTGCTGGCCGGCTGGGGCGCTGCGGCGTAGAGGTTCGATGACTTCTCGCGAACCGCTGCCCCCCATCAACTACGGGGCGCTGGGCAAAGCCTTGCTGCCGATGGCCGAGACACTGCTGCCCCAGTGGCTGCCTGGTGGTCATCGGCGGGGGCCAGAGTACGTGTGTGGCTCCGTGGCGGGCGGCAAGGGCCGAAGCTTCTCGGTCAACGTCATCACCGGCAAGTGGAGCGACTTTGCGGCCAACGACAAGAAGCTGACGGGGGGCGATCTGGTCGGCCTGTACGGTGCGATCCATGGACTGGAGAACTGGGAGGCCGCGCTGGAGCTGGCCGACCAGTTCGGGCTGCATGACATTGCCGGCATCGTCAAGCGCGGCAAGGACGTTGCGGCACCGCGGCCACCGCCCTCGGCGCCCGTTGCAACGGCGTCAGCGCAGCCAGACAAGGAGCGATGGACGCCCATCGTGCCGGTGCCGCCTCATGCCGCGCAGCCTACCTTCTGGCATTACGAGCGGAAGAACCCGGTGCACCGTGCGGCCTATCGGGTCGATGGTGACCTGTTCGGCTTTGTGGTGCGCTTCATCGACTCCAGCGGCCGCAAGGTCACGATGCCGTACGTCTACGCCAGCAGTGATCGTGACGGTTCACAAAAGTGGCAGTGGCGGGGGTGGGAGGAACCGCGGCCGCTGTTCTATCCATCAGGCCAGCAGCCGGGGGCCCGCACCGTCATCGTGGTCGAAGGCGAGATCAAGGCCGAAGTGCTCCAGGCGCTGCTGGACGCGCATGCCCCCGGCATCTATTGCGTCGTGTCCTGGCCCAACGGCAGCAAGTCTTGGCGGATGGCCGATTGGTCCTGGCTCGCTGCCAGTACCGTCCTTCTCTGGCCCGACTGCGACAGCAAGCGCGTCCAGCTGACCAAGCAGCAGCGTCAGGAATGTGGGGGCGACGAGGCGCGACTTGCCGAAGCCATGGCACTGCAGCCGTTCATGGCGGCGCGCGAGCAACCAGGCATGGCGGCAATGCTGGGTATCGGTGCGCTGCTGCGTGACACGCACGGCTGCGCCGTCTCCATGCTGCCGTGCGAGCCGCCGGGCGTGCTTCCCGATGGCTGGGACGCGAGGGACGCCATCGAGGTCGACGGCTGGGGCTTCGACGAGGTCATGGCGTTTTTCGCGCGCGCGACAGTGCTGACCGCGTCGACGCCCAGTCCGCCGCCCCCTCCACCCGGCCCACCACCGCCCGCCAGCGACGGCCCCGCTGACGCTGGGGGTGATGATGAAGACGACGGCATTCCGACTTGGCTAGAGCCGTTCTACGATTTCAAGCGCCGCAGCTGGCGGGTATCACGCAGCCTGGTCATCGCGGCGCTCGAGAACGACCCCAAGCTGCAGGGATGCCTCGGCCGCAACTTGCTCTCCAGCCGTATCGACGTTCTCAAGCCTTGGCCGTGGCCGCATGGCGAAGCCGGGGCGCTCAGTCGCGATGCAGACCTGATGCTGGGCGACTACTTCACGTCGCGCTATGGCATCCCCAGCATCTCACGGCCGTCGCTGTATGAGGCCATGGAGACAGTGGCCAGCAAGTGCCGCTTTCACCCCGTGCGCCAGTACCTCGAAGGCCTGCAGCACGATGAGAAGCCACGGCTGGATAGTTGGCTCATCTACGTCATCGGCGAGAAGCCCGAAACCCTGACTGAGTCGATGACGCGCTACTTGCGCCTGGTGGGCCGCTTCTGGCTGCTGGGCATGGTGTACCGCGTGATGCAGCCGGGCTGCAAGTTCGACTACTGCCCGGTGCTGGAAGGAAAGGGCGGCCTGCGGAAGACGACGATGGTGGAGGCGCTCGCATCCACCGACTGGTACAGCGCCACGCCCTTCGACGTCGGCAAGGGTAAAGAAGGCCAGGAGCAGGTGCAGGGCGTGTGGTGCTACGAGCTCGGCGAGCTGGCCGGCTTTGGCAAAGCGGCCATCCAGTTGATCAAGGCGTTCATTTCGGAGAAGGTTGACCGCTACCGGGCGGCCTACGCGCGCGACGTCGAGGCCTTCCCACGCCAGTGCGTCATGGTGGGCACCACCAACGAGAAGACCTACCTGCGCGATCGGACCGGCAACCGGCGTTTCTGGCCGATCCCGGTGCGGCACCAGATCAACACCGACTGGATCGTCCGAAACCGCGACCAGTTGTTCGCCGAGGCCATGGCCTTCTACCGGAAGGGTGAACGGTACGCGCCCACGCCGCAGGAAGAGGCCGAGCTGTTCGTGCCACGGCAGGAGCTGCGCATGGTGGAGACCACCGTGCAGAGCGAGCTGCTGCGCCTGCTGACGCGCGACCCTGACGGTACCGAGTCCGGCAAGGTCATCAACAACCTGGCGGAGTTCGTCACGCTGGGCCAGCTGACCAAGGCGCTCGGCGCCGACCCCGCGAAGAGCGGCGCCGGCCTGGACCGCGAGGTCGCCGGCTGGATGGAGGCCGAAGGCTGGGAGCGGTGCAAGAAGCAGATCAACGGGGTACGTGCCTGGGGCTACCTGCGGCCGAGAGACTGGCCACCGGAAAGCCGCCAGGACGATGAAGAGGAGTTCGTGCAGGCATCGCACGGCAGCCAGGTGGACGCGCCGCGTGCCCCTGCGGCGCCGGCGCCTGCACGCAACCAAGGGCCACATGATCAGTGGGGCGCCGATGACGAGCCATTCTGACCAGCGAGCGGTGCGGCCAGCACCGGAAAAGGTCGTGGCTCGGGAATCGCGCCGCGTGGCAATGACTGCGGGAGGCGAGATTCGCGGCAGTCGTTGCGGCGCGGTAGCGGGGACATCGATGCACGGCCCCATGACCTAGGTGTCCATGTGTCCACGGTGGCCATGGGTTTCCTGCGAGCCCATGGGTACTGCTCTTCCCTCAAAACCGAGGGTTGAGGCTGCTGCATTGCCACCCTGGACCGACTCGCGACCTCGCCCTTACTGCGGGCGCAGGCGCATCGGCGTGCACCCAGGTGCACGCTCGCGCGCGCGGCTGCCCCCGATCTCCCGTATCTATTCCCTGAAAGAGCATGGACACCATGGACACAAGGCCACCAGAAAGACGCAGCCCGGCCCAGGTCGAGCAGCTCAAGACCGAGATCAAGGAGCGGATGCCCGAGGTCTATGCCGCCATCCAGCAGAAGGCCAGGGTGGTCGGCAAGCAGGCATTCGCGTGGGTCACGCTGGGCTTGCGCGGCGAACCGAATTGCTTCTACGCCATCGAGCGCGGCCGGGTCGTGGGCACTCCCTTCGACCAGGCGGTAATGGCCGACGTGGCGGTCGCCATGGTCCAGTTCGGTTGCAGCTTCGTCTGCATCTGGCCCGATGCGCAGAAGGGCAGCGATGGCGCGGCTTGACTGGGTGCACTCGCGGCTGAAGAACTGGGAGCGGTGGCACTGCCAGCAGCGTGCTGGTGGGCTGGGCTTCGCCACGCAGTCGGTGTTCCTGAATGAGTTCCCCGGCGCTGACCGCGTGTCGCGCATCCCCATCGATGAGGTCGAGGCCTCGATTACGAACGATGCTGTCGAGGCGCTGAAGGCACCGCGGCCCGTCCTGTACCAGACGCTGTACCTGGTGTATCCCTTGGGCCTGGGCCCGACCGGTGCGGCGAAGCGCATCGGCTGCCATACGTCCAACATCCATGCGAACCTGGGTGTTGCAGACCGTGTGCTGGCTGCCTGGTTCACTGAGCGGGCCGAGAAGCAAGCTCGCCTTCGGGCTGACGTCCAGGCTGCATACGCGCGGGTCAGGGGTTTTAGTACATAGACGGTTTTGGTAAATTCCGGCAACCCTGTGTGACACCTGAGCGCAAGGAAAGTGAAACCCGCCCGCGGCAACGTTGGCGGGTTTTTTGTTGGTCAAACCCAGCACGCAACCCCACGCGGCCTGCATCCTTGCAGTGCTCTGCGTGATGTGCTGGCCCCAGCGCGCGGTGGGCAAACCGCGCGCCACCGTAACGCCCGCCGGCCACTGACGCTGCGCCTTTCTCCTGCAGCAGCCGGCGGGCGCGCCGGATCACCCCATGCCCTTCGCCGCTCCTCGTCCCTGCTCTCATCCTGGCTGCCGCTCCCTCGCGGTCAAGGACGGTCGGTGCGCTGATCACCAGCGGCAAGCCTGGGCGAAAAAGGCCGGCGCCACGAAGCGCATCACCGGCCGGCGCCTGCAGGCAATGCGCGCCGCGCTGTTCGAGCGCGATCCTCTCTGCGCCAGCTGCAAGGCGGCTGGACTGGTGGTCCTGGCGACCCAGCGCGACCACATCGTGCCGCTCGAAGAGGGCGGCGCAGACGACGCCAGCAATGAGCAGGGCCTCTGCACCCAGTGCCACGACGAAAAGTCGCTTGGGGAGCGCCTGCGGGGCCTCCGAGGGGCATTCCCGAGGGGGTCGCGCGGGTCGGTCGACCCGGGGGTGGGTCGAAAGTCTGGCGCTGCCGGCCGGAAACCGAGCGGTTCCCCGTGAATTTATGGAGAGGGATAACTACCCCCCTGGGGTTTGAGTAGAGGTGGTCATGGAAGATGAACCGAGCTTCTCGGTCGCGCTGCCTGCGGTCGGGAATGCCCGCGCGTCATCGCGCACCGATGTGATTTCCCCCGAGCCGCCGCCCATGCTCAAGCTTTCGAGCGAAGAGCTGGTGCTGTTCGAGCACATTTGCTCCACGCTGCGCGAAGCGGGCGTCGAGCACCTCACGGCGGGCCTGCCCATCGTGATCATCGTGCGCACGTTCGCCGACTGGATCAAGGCGGCCCGGAAGTGCGAAGAGGATGGCCGCACGCAGACCTCCAAGACCGGCTGGGTGACCCCCACGCCGTGGGCGGACGACGAGAAGCGGCTGAAGATGGAGTTGGGCCAATGGCTACCAAAGGCGTGCTTGACCATTCCGTCGCTGGCCCGCGTGCGCAAGGACACGGGCGAACAGGGCAAGCAGGACGACCTGTTCGCCGATCTCGTAAACCACGCCACTGCCTCACCCGGGCTCGTGTCAAGGCACTGACGCCGGCGCACCCGGAGGCCTGGGACGAAGCCTACGGCCTGCCCGTGCTGCGCGGCGAGATCGTCACCGGCCGCCTGGTGTACCTGGCGGTGCGGCGGCACTACGAGGACCTCGTGGCCGGGCCGAAGCGCGGCCTGGTGTTCTCGCCGCCGCACGCGTTGCACGTCATCCAGTTCATCGAACGGTTCTTCGTCCACATCAAGGGCCCGCTCGCTGGCCAGGCCATCCTGCTGGACCCGTGGCAGCAGTTCTGGACGGCGGTGCTGTACGGCTGGCGTTACAAGGACACGGGCCTGCGCCGCTTCAGCAAGGGTTACGAGGAGGTCGCCCGCAAGAACGGCAAGAGCACATGGAAGGGGCCGCAGGGCGCCTACCTCTTCATGATGGACGGCGAGGTCGGCGCCGAGGTCTACGCCATGGCCACCACGCGCGGCCAGGCCATGACCGTGTTCAAGCCGGCCTTCGACAACATGAAGCGCTGGGTGCGCCGCTCGGGGGGCATGGCGCGGTCGCTGCGCATCTATAACGGCCTCAACCAGGAGAAGGCCGAGCTGGACGGCAGCGTGTTCGAGCCGCTGCCGGCCAACGCGGAGAACCAGGACGGCAAGAACCCCTCCGCGGTGCTGTACGACGAGCTGCACGCCGCCCCGTCGCGCGAGGTGTGGGACGTGATGGAGTCGGCCTTCGGCGCCCGGGCGCAGCCCCTGCTCTCGGCGATCACGACGGCAGGCTTCATCCTCGACGGCATCTGCACCGAGGTGCGCGGCTACCTGATCTCAGTGCTGGAGGGCAAGCGTCAGGACGACAGCTTCTTCGGCTACATCTACACGCTGGACCCGGGCGATGACCCCTTCGACGAGCGCGTGTGGCCCAAGGCGAACCCCGGCCTCGGCAGCGCGAAGCGCATGGAGTACATGCGGGGCATGGCGCGCAAGGCTGCGGCATTGCCCGGCGCGAAGGTCAACTTCCTGACCAAGGACCTGAACGTCTGGTGCAACAGCGCCGACGGCTGGTTCGAGCCGGACGTCTGGGACAAGGGCGCCGCGTCCTTCGTGCCGGCAATGCTGCGCAAGCGCCGTTGCTTTGGGGGCCTTGACCTGGCGAGCACGCGCGACCTGACGGCCTTCGTGCTGATCTTCCCGCCGGACGAAGAGGACGGGGAATGGCATGTGCTGGTGTGGACCTGGTGTCCCCAGGCCAAGGTCGACGTTCAGGAGCACGACGACGTTGCGGCCTACAAGCGCTGGGCCGAAGAGGGCTGGCTGACCCCGACGCCCGGTGACGTGACCGACTACGCCCCGGTCAAGGAAGCCATCCTGCAGGCGGTGCAGGACTTCGACGTGGAGTCCATCGGCTTCGACCCGTGGAACGCCCAGCAGCTGTGCAACGCCCTGATGGACGCAGGTGTGCCGCTCGTGGAGATCCCGCAGAACACCGGCGGCATGTACCCGGGCTCCAAGCTGCTGGAGGCACTGGTCTACAGCCGGCGCCTACGGCACTCGGGCAACCCGGTGCTGCGCTACTGCGCGATGAATGTGGCGCTGCTGTTCGACACGAACGGCAACTACCGCCCGGACAAGAAGAAGAGCCAGCAGCGCGGCCGCATCGACTGCGTCGTGGCGCTGGTGATGGCCTTGAGCCGCTTTGTGAAAACGGATGGGGAGCCGGACGTGTCCGGCTTCTTCTCCAACCCTGTGGTGCTGAACCGATGACCAACCGATCCAAGCCGCCGATGCTCGCGCGCATGGCGACGGCCGTGCGCGCGATGGCGGGCGGCGTGAGCGTCGGCGACGTGGCGGGCACGCGCCGCATCCTCGGCGATGCTGGCGGCGGCGCTGGCGTGCGCGTGGACCACCAGTCCATGCTGACGCTGTCGGCCGCGTGGGCCTGCGTGCGGCTCATCTCCGAGACCATCGCCACGCTGCCGCTGGGCATCTATGAGCGCGGGCCGAATGGAAAGCGCGCAGCGCCGCAACACCGGCTCCACTTCATCCTTCACGACCAGCCCAACGTCGACAGCACGGCCTCCGTGTTCTGGGAGGCGGTCGTTGCTGCCATGCTGACGCGTGGCCGTGCCCGTGCCGAGAAGCTCAAGCTGGGCGACCGTGTCGTCGGCCTGCGCTTCCTGGCGCCTTCCCGGTTGAGCGAGTCCAAGCGCCTGGACGGAACGACCGTATGGCGCTACGCCGAGAAGGACGGCCGCCAGCGCATCATTCCCGACGCGGACGTGTGGCGTATCCCGGGCTTCTCGCTGGATGGCGAAGAGGGCGTATCTGTCATCCAGTACGGCTCTGCGGTGTTCGGCGGTGCGCTGGCGGCGGACAAGGCGGCCAACAACGCCTTCCGCACGGGGCGCATGCAATCGCTCTACTACAAGGTCGCCACGTTCCTCACGAAGCCGAACCGGGATTCGTTTCTGGCCCACCTAGAGGAAACGCGACTCAAGGGCGGCATCCCGCTGCTCGAAGGCGGCACCGACATCGGCGACGTCGGCATGTCCGCCGCCGACGCCCAGCTGCTCGAATCCCGCGGCTACAGCGTGGAGGAGGTGTGCCGCTGGTTTCGCGTGCCGCCCTGGATGGTCGGCCACACCGAGAAAACCACCAGCTGGGGCAGCGGCATCGAGCAGCAGATGATCGGCTTCCTCACTTTCACCCTGGGGCCGTGGCTCAAGCGCATCGAGCAGGCCATCAGCAAGGACCTGCTGTCGCCCGCCGAGCGGGTGCGCTTCTACGCCAAGTTTGCCGTCGAGGGCCTCCTGCGCGCCGACACCGCTGCGCGCGCCGCGTTCTACACGGCCATGGTCAACAACGGCATCTTCACCCGCGACGAGATCCGCCAGTTGGAGGACCGCGAGCCCCTGGGCGGTAACGCTGCAGTGCTCACCGTGCAGTCCGCCATGACCACCCTGGACGCCATTGGCCAGGGCACCAACGACTCCCAGCAGGTCCGCGCCGCGTTGCGCGCCTGGCTGGGCCTTCCCGACGAGCCGCAGAAAGGCTGACCCATGAGCTTGAAGACCCTTCCGGGCGCCCCGCAAGGCCGCCCGAGCGCCGGCGTGCGCAGCGAGATCCTGCCGCGTGCCCTCGACCGCTGGCAACCCGGCATCCGGGCCGCCGCCGATGGCGCAGGCGAAGACCGCACCATCAGCATCTACGACGTCATCGGCTACGACTACTGGACCGGCGACGGCGTCACGGCGAAGCGCATCGCCGGCGCGCTGCGCAACCTGGGAAAGGGGCCGGTCACCGTCAACCTCAACAGCCCAGGCGGCGACATGTTCGAGGGCCTGGCCATCTACAACCTTCTGCGCGAGCACGAGGGGGAAGTGACGGTCAAGGTGCTGGGCTTGGCGGCCTCAGCCGGCTCCATCATCGCCATGGCGGGCGACAACGTGCAGGTGGCGCGCGCAGGCTTCTTCATGGTCCACAACAGTTGGGTCATGGCGGCCGGCAACAGGCTCGACCTGCGCGAGATCGCCGACTGGCTGGAGCCCTTCGACGCCGCCATGGCCGACATCTACACGGCCCGCACCGGCCTCAAGACCGACGCCGTTGCCAAGCTGATGGACGCCGAGTCATGGATCGGCGGCAGCGCCGCCGTCGACCAGGGCTTCGCCGACTCGCTGCTGCCCTCCGACCAGGTCGGCAAGGGCGACACCAAGGCCAGCGCCTCGGCCGTGCGCCGGCTGGAGGCCGCGCTGCGCGCCGGCGGCATGCCCAAGTCCGAGGCGATGCGCCTCATCTCCGAATTCAAGTCCAGCCCGGGCGATCCGGCTGGCAGCGGTGAGGGTGATCCCACCGGACGTGTCCAGGGCGACCCGGGCGCTGATGTTCTCGCGGCCCTCCAGGGCTTCTCTCTCTCCCACTGATCTCCTCCAACTGAAAGGAAACCCTCTCCATGCAACGCAAGTTCCTGGCGGTCGCCGTGATCGCCCTCTGTGCCATTGCCATCGGCGCCCAGGCCATGGGCGTCGACGTGCAGGGCGTCGCCCACGCCTTCGTGCTCGCCCACCCCGAGATCGCTCTCGGCCTTGCCGGTGCCGCCTTCATGGGCGACACGCAGAACTTCAACCCGACCGAGATCAAGGCCGCGCTCGACAAGATCAGCGGCCAGGTCAAGGAAGCCGGCGAGAAGGCGCTGGCCGAAGCGGCCAAGGGCATCCAGATGTCCACGGCCAACAAAGAGAAGGTCGACGAGCTGCTCATCAAGCAGGGCGAGCTGCAGGCCCAGCAGCAACAGGTCGAGCAGCTGCTCGCCAAGGTCCAGACCGCTGCCGCCGGCCATCAGCCGCGCCTGTCGCTGGGCCAGCAGTTCGCGGCCGACGAGAAGGTCAAGGCCTTCACCGGCCAGGCCACGCCGCGCGGCCGCGTGGACATGACCGTCAAGGCGGCCATCACCTCGGTGACCACCGACACCGATGGCGCCGCCGGCGACCTGGTGGTGCCGACGCGCCTCGCGGGCATCCTGTCGCTGCCCGAACGCCGCCTCACCGTGCGTGACCTGATCACGCCCGGCCGCATGGATGGCAATGCGCTGGAGTACGTCAAGGAAACGGGCTTCACCAACAACGCCGCGCCCACGGCGGAAGGCGCCAAGAAGCCCGAGTCCACGATGAAGTTCGACCTGGTGTCCACCACGGCCAAGGTCATCGCCCACTTCGTGAAGGCCTCGCGCCAGATCATGGACGACGCCTCGCAGCTGGCCAGCCACATCGACGGTCGCATGATGTACGGCCTGGCCTTCAAGGAAGAGCAGCAGCTGCTCAAGGGCGACGGCACCGGCCAGAACCTGCTGGGCATCATCCCGCAGGCCACGGCCTTTGCGGCGCCCTTCGACCCCGCCGGCACCGAAACCGCCATCGACAACATCCGTCTGGCCTTCCTGCAGGCCGAGCTGGCCGAGTACCCGTCCACCGGCGTGGTGATGAATCCCATCGACTGGGCGCGCATCGAGCTGCTGAAGGACACGACCGGCCGCTACATCATCGGCAACCCGCAGGGCGTCATCGGCGCCACGCTGTGGAATCGCCCGGTGGTGGCCACCCAGGCCATTGACGTGGACAAGTTCCTGGCCGGCGCGTTTCGGCTCGGCGCGCAGGTGTTCGACCGCTGGATGGCGCGCGTCGAGATCGCCACCGAGAACGAAGACGACTTCGTCAAGAACCTGGTGACCATCCTCGCGGAAGAGCGCCTGGCCCTCGCGGTCTACCGCCCCGAGTCCTTCATCTATGGCGACTTCGGCTACGTCACCTGATCCCTGGCCCTACGGCGGCGGCGGGGCGCGAGCCCCGCCCGCCTGCAAGGAAAAACCCATGCTCATCAAGTTCAAAGCCCCCGACCCGCGCGCCGGCACCACGGCCGACATGGACAGCAGCCGCGGCCAGTACTTCATCGACACCGGTGCCGCCGTCCGCGTCAAGGCCGATGGCACCGAAGAGGTCGCGCCGGCCCCCCGAGCCCCGGCTCCGCCTGCCGGCGGCAATGCCAAGCCATCGGATGGCCTCACGGTTGCCGAGATCAAGGAGGCCCTGGCCGCGCGCGAGATCGCCATCCCGGACGGTGTCACCCTCAAGGCTGACCTGGCCGCGATGCTGGACAACGCACCTGCGTCCTGATGCTGCTCGACCTGGCCACCGCCCGCCGTCACCTGCGGGTGGACGACGACTACCCCGAGGCGCAGGTGCTGCCCTACCTGCTCGCGGCGGAGGATGCGGCGCAGCAGTTCCTCAACCGCGCCGTGTACGCCACGCAGCAGCAGCTCGACGATGCCCGTGGCACCGTCACGACGCTGCTGACGGGCGCCGTGGCGACGCGCGAGGCCGCCTACGCTGCGGCCGACGCCCAGGCGGACGAGGATGTGCGCTGCATGCTGCGCGGCCAGGCCGTGCACACGTATGCACAAGCCAAGACCGACGCCCAGCGCATCGCCCTGGGCATCGTGCTCAACGACAGCATCCGCGCGGCCGTGCTGCTCACGCTGGGCCACCTGTTCGAGCACCGCGAGGACGTGGCGGCAGCTCTGCAGGAACTGCCCAAGGGCGCGCGCTCGCTGCTGTGGCCCTACCGCATCGGGCTGGGGGTGTGATGGACATCGGCAAGCTGAAATGCCAGGTGCAACTGCAGCGGCGCGTATCGGCGACGGACGAGGCGGGCCAGCCGATTCACACCTGGCAGGCGCTCGCCACTGTCTGGGCAGATGTTCGTTTCCCTGGCGGCCTCGAAGCCATCCGAGCGGATGCGCAGCTGACTGTCACACGCGCGAGCGTCCGCATCCGGTATCGCACCGATGTTGACGCGGCCTCGTGCCGGCTGCTGTTCAAGGGGGCCGTCTACGACATCCAGGCCGTGCTGCCCGATGAGGCTCATCGCCAGTACCTGGACCTGGTCTGCGAAAGCGGCCAGAACGATGGCTGACCTGACGTTCCGCGCGGATCTGTCCGATCTGGAGGCCGACTTCGACGTCATCGCCGAAGACGCCCTCACCGCGGTGCGTCCATCGGCCCAGGCAGGTGCACAGGTCCTGTACGAAGAGGTTCTGTTGCGCGTGCCGATGAGCCCGAATGGCCACTGGTTCTACGGTACGGCCGCCAAGAAGGCGCCGCCGGGCCAGAAGCGGCAGTTTGCCTACTGGTTCGAGTCGGGGTCGCTTCGGCGCTCCATCTACCAGGCCTATTCCAAGGACCACAGCGGCCCTGCGTTGGCCACATATCACATCAGCTGGCGGCAGGCAGACGCGCCCTACGCCTTCATGGTCGAGTTCGGCACCGCCACCGCGCCCGCGCATCCATTCCTGCGCCCCGCATGGGACGCGAAGAACGTCGCCGCAGCCGAAGCCATGTGGGCCAAGTTCCGAGAGCTGATGAAAGGAGCCATGTCTTGAGCATCGTCGCCACCATCACCAGCACCCTCAGCGGCTTGGTGCCCGCCCCTGGCGCGGAACCGTCCCACCGCTGCTACGCCGACGTCATGCCCGAGTCGTCGAAGGCGCCGGCCGTGCCTGCCATCGTGTTTCAGCGCGTCGGCGGCGGCTCCATCGTGCTGCTGGAGCAGGAAATGCCCGACCTGCGCAACGCGCGCATCCAGATCACCAGTTGGGCCACCACGCGCCTGCTGGCCGAGCAGCTGGCCGACCGCGTCGAGGAAGCCATGCGGCTCTCTCCCGACCTGCAGGCCACGCCTCTCGGCGAGCCCATCGACCGCTACGACAGTGACACCAAGTTGCGCGGCAGCACCCAGGACTTCTCGGTCTGGTTGCCGCGCTGATCCGTTCCCACCCCGCCCCTCCGGGCACCACCCTTCGAGGTTTGCACCATGAGCAAGTTCGCTGTGCCCAACGGCACCATCATCCATCTCTCCACCGCCTTTGGCTCGGCCATCGCCATGACCGACGTCAGCAATGACAACCCGGCCGAGGCCACGCTGGCCGCGGCGCATGGCGTCCTGGCCGACGACTACCTGGAACTCATCTCGGGCTGGTCGGGCATCGATGGTGCGCTCACCAAGGTCGCGGCGGTGGCCACCAACGACGTGACGCTTGGTGGCATCAACACCGACACCGACGAATACCCGGTGGGCCAGGGCGCCGGCTCGGTCCGCAAGATCACCGCCTGGCAGCGCGTGAAGCACGTCATGACGCCCCAGGCCGGTGGCGGCGAGCAGCAGTACTTGACCTTCCAGTTCCTGGAGGACCTGAAGCAGCGGCAGCAGAAGACCTTCAAGAACCCACTGACCTTCACCTTCATGGTGGCCGAGGGCGATTCCGCTGCCCGCGCCGCGCTGGAATCGGCAGACGGTGACACCGACCAGCGCGCCCTGCGCCTCATCCTGCCCAAGGGCATCGGCGAGATCCTGCTCAGCGGCCAGGTGTCGTTCAACAAGATGCCCACGCTGACCGTCAACGAGCTGATCGGCAACGCGGTGAGCGTGGCCGTGACCGCCATCACCCGCATCTGACGCCATGGCCAAGTTCCGACTTAAGGCCGCGCCGACCTTCGACGCGGCCGTCAAGATCCCGCTGCCCGGCGGCGAAGTGGGAGAAATCGTCTTCACCTTTCGCCACCGCACCAAGGCGGAACTCGACGCCTTCATGGCCCGCCTCCAGACGCTGACCGATCCCGAGGCCATCCTGGAGATGGCAAGCGGCTGGGATCTCGAAGAGCCCTTCACCATCGAGAACGTCGTGGTGCTGCTCGACAACCACTATGCGGCGCCCCGCCAGGTGGTCGACGTCTACGTCAGCCAGCTGTTCCAGGCCAAGGAAAAAAACTCCGCGAGCTCGCCCTTGCACTAGTCATGCCCGGACCGACGCCGGAAGCGGCGGCGGTCTGGGGCCTGACGCTCGAAGAGGCGAGCGGAGACCCCTACGACATCTGGCCCGACAACGCGGAGATCTTCCGCGTGTTCGCGGAGATGGAAACCCAGTGGAACGTCGGCTTCGCCGGTGCCACTGGATTGAAGTACGAGAGCCTGCCCATCGTGCTGCGCATGCTGGGCATCCCCCGCGCGACGTGGCCCGACCTGTTCCAGGGCCTGCGCATCATGGAATCGACCGCGCTGCGTTACTACGCGCACGAACGCGAGCAGAACCGCCCCCCTGAAAGCCCCGCATGACCGATCTGAAGAAACAGATGTCGGTCGGCCTGGACGTGTCCGACGTCGAGGCCGGCACCGCTCGTGGCAAGAAGTCGCTGCAGGACTTTGCCACTGCGGCCACCAGCAGTGGCCGGCAGGCCGCGACGGGCGTGGCTCAGGTGGGCAAGGCGACGGACGATGTCTCGCGCAAGGCGGCCCAGGCCGCCAAGGAGACAGAGCAGTCCACCCGGAACATCATCCAGTCCATCCAGCGCAAGATTGCGCAGGAAGAGGCGGGCAGCAGGAGCGCCGCTTCGTATTTCGAGTCCATTGCCCGGCAGCGCAACGCGGACGTGGCGGCCCTGCGCCCCTACCTGGCCCAGCTGGATGCCGTGGTCGAGAAGAACAGGGCAGCGGCCAGTGCGCTCGAGGCCTCCGGCCCGGCCATGCAGCGCGTGGGGGTCTCTGCGGCGCAGACGGCAGCCGCCATGCGCATGGTGCCGGCGCAGTTCACCGACATCGTGGTGGGCTTGCAGGGCGGGCAGGCGCCGCTGACGGTGCTGCTCCAGCAGGGCGGCCAGCTCAAGGACATGTTCGGCGGCATCGGCGCCGCCGCTCGGGGCATCGGCGGCTACGTGCTGAGTCTGGTATCTCCGCTGACGGTGACGGCCGCCGCGGTCGCCGCGCTGACGTTGGCGATCTACCAGGGCTCGCAGGAGAACGGCGCGTATGTCAAGAGCCTGATCCTCACTGGCAACAGCCTGGGCGTCACGAGCAGCCAGCTGCAGGAAGCCGCGCAGCGCGTGAGTTCGGTGGTGGGCACCCAGCACGAGGCCGCCGGCGCGCTTGCCGCCATCGCGGAGTCCGGCAAGATCCCGCGCGACGTGATGGTCGAGGTCGGTTCGGCCGCCGTTGCGATGAACCGCGCCCTCGGCACGGAGATCGGCAAGGCGGTCGAGACCTTCACGAAGCTGGCCGACGAGCCGACCAAGGCCTCCGAGAAACTCAACGAGTCGCAGCACTACCTCACCCAGGCGACCTACGAACGCATTCGTTCGCTGGAAGAGCAGGGCAAGAAGGAGGAGGCCGCCGCGGTCGCCATCTCCAGCTACGCCGAGGTGGCCGTGGGCCGCATGCAGGCCATCGAGCGCCAGGGCGGTGTTCTGAGCCGGATGTGGAACGACATCGCCCGGGACGCCAAGGAGGCCTGGGACATGATGATGGGCCTGGGCCGGCCCAAGACCGCTGGCGAGGCATTGGCGGACGCTCGGCAGCGTGTCCAGAACGTCACCAATCCCAACTACGCGCCGAACGCTGGTGTGTGGGACAGCATGCGTCTGGCGCTGGGTATGGGCTCCACCGTGCAGGCCGAGGCGCGCACTGCGCTGGCCGAGCAGTCCCGCAAGGCACTGCGCGACATGGATGCCGCCTGGGCGCAGGGCGAGAAGGCGCGCGACGAATCAGCCAAGATCGCTGCGACGGACCGCCTTGCAACGCTGGCCAAGGAGATCCAGTCCAACGCCGACAAGCGCAAGAAGGCCATCGAGCAGCTGCAGGCCGACTACAAGCGCCTTGGCGAAGCCGGCTTCCTGAAGGTCACGGGCGGCAAAACCCTTGCCGAAATGATCGACGCCGCGAACGAGAAGTTCAAGGACCCGAAAGAGCCGAAAGGCAAGGCGTACCAGGACGATGCCGCCACTCGCTTTCTGGAGACCCAGCGCCAGGCCGAAGCCGCCCTGCGCGGTCAACTCGCTGGCGAGTCGAAGCTCACCGAAGCGGCGCGCGAGCAGCTCAAGTTCCAGCAGCTGATTGCCGACCTCAAGGACAAGAAGGTCCTCACAGCCGACCAGCGCAGTCTGCTGGCGGCCAAGGATGCCATCGCCCAGCAGCTGCAGCTCAACGTCGAGCTGTCGAACCAGGTCGAGTTCGAGAAGAAGATCGAGGAGATCGTCCGGAAGTCCAAAGAGGAGGCCATCGAGTTCGGTCGCCAGATGCAGGCGATCAACCTCTCGATTGCCGACTCGGCGAAGAACAGGGGCGAGCAGTACGACCGCACGCTCGGCGCCTTCGGCCTGGGGAACCGGGCCCGCGAGGAGGTCGCGGCTCAGAAAGAGATCTACCGCGAGTTCGAGCGTTACCGCCTGGCGGCCACCAAGCAAGCCGCCGAGAAGAATCAGCTGGGCAGCGATGCCTACGCCGACGAGCTGTCCAAGATCAACCAGGCGCAAGAAGATGCGCTGCGCAGTCAGGGCGAGTACTACGCCCGTCTGCGTGAAAAGCAGGGCGACTGGACGCTCGGTGCGCGCGAGGCCTTCGCGAACTACTCCGACTCCGCCAGGAACGTCGCGGAATCCACACGCTCGGCGTTCGAGCGGGCCTTCGGCGGCATGGAAGACGCTCTGGTGTCCTTCGCCACGACGGCCAAGGCGGATTTCAAGGGGCTGGCCAACAGCATCATCGCGGACCTGATTCGCATCCAGGTGCGTGCGGCAATGGCAAGCATCCTCGGCGATGGCAAGGGCGGCGGCTTCAACCTCGCGGGCCTGTTTGGCGCGGCTGTTGGCTCAGCCGCTGGCGGGGGCGGAGGGGCCGGTATCACGGCAGTGATGGGCATGCCCGGAGCCACCTGGGGTGGCGGTGGAGGCATCACGGCTGCTATGGGTATGCCCGCCGCTGCTTGGTCGACGGGCGGCTACACCGGCGCCGGCGGCAAGCTTGAACCCGCCGGCATCGTGCACCGCGGCGAGTACGTCATCAACGCCGACAGCACCTCCAAGATCGGCTTGGCAACGCTGGAGCGCATCAACCGCTACGGCTACGCCGCTGGCGGGCTGGTGGGCGCGTCTGGCCCTGCCGGCAACGGTGCGCCCATGGCGCTCAACCTCATCAACCAGTCGAGCGTACCCATGACCTCTGACAACGTCAGCTTCGACGCGCAGACGCGCACGCTCATCATCCGAGACGCCGTCAGCGCGGCCGCGGCGCAGTGGCTGGACCCCAACAGCCGCATGCGCAAGAACTACGAGCGCGGCTACCGCGCGCCGAAGAACCGGCCATGACCACGCCCCGCATCCCTCGCGGCCTGCGGCTGGTCACGTCGAACTATTCGGCGGGCGACCCCGGCGGCGTCCGGCGTACGGCCGTCGCCGGCGGAGCGCCCCGCTATGCCCAGGACTACGCCCGTGGCACGCAGCAGTTCCGCGCCTCGATGATCCTGACGGCGCCGCAGTACGCGATCTGGACGCTGTTCTACATGCACAAGATCGGCCGCGGCGCCATCGGCTTCGAGATGGACCTGGACAGCGGCCAGGGCGTGCGTGCACACGTCTGCAACATCGTGCCGGGCAGCTACTCGGCGGAGCCGGCCGGTGGGCGCGTCTGGACCATCACCTTCGTGCTGGAGGCCGAGCCGAGCGTCTATGAGTTCGATGAGGAAAGCGCCTCCGACGTGCTGGAGCTGTGGGACGAGGTCGGTCCGGATCTCGATGCGCTGCTGCGGCGCCTGGCCCGCTTTGCGCTCTCTGATACCCGCGTGCTGGAGTTCTGACCCATGTCCCTCGACATCGAGCAGCGCCTGCGCGTGTTCTTCGCGTCGGCGCCTCAGACGGTGCACGCCATCCAGACGGTGGAGCTCTCCCACTCGGCCATGCCGCAGGTGTGGCGGCTGTGGCGCGAGCCGTACGCGGGGCAGATCGCCATCGAGGACGGCACGCTGGTCGACGTGCTGCCGCTCAACCTGCAGGTTGGGCTGGCCGACGTGCAGGGCAACCTGGACCGCAAGTACGACATCCACCTGGACACCACCGATGTGCAGGACCAGTTCCGCGAGTCGATGGCGGCCATTCCGCTGGACACCGACGAGAAGGTGCGCTGCGTGTACCGCGAGTACCTGAGCGACGACCTCACCGCGATCCAGGCCTTTGCGGTGCTGGAGGTGGAAACCGCCAGCTACCAGGTGGGCGCTGCCACGCTGAGCGCGCTCTATCCCCGCTGGAATGTCACCCGCACCGGCATCCTCTACACGACGCGCGACATCCCCATGCTGCGAGCATTCCTATGAACATCGCCACCTACCTCGCTCGCGTGTACCCGGATCCACCGTGCTGGGCGCTCGTCGCCGATGTCTACACGGCCGAGCTGGGCCAGCGCGTCGACGAGTACCGCACCATCAACAACAGCACGCGCGCCGTGGCCAGGGCCTTCCGCTTCGCGCTGCATGCCAGCCAGCACGGTTTTGCGCAGATCGCCGAGCCGCAGGAGTGGTGCGTGGTGCTGATGGGAAAGAGCGCGTCCCTGGGCCTGCACCACGCGGGCGTTTTCGTCGAGGGCAAGGTGCTGCACGCGCTGCCCGAGGGCAACCTGCACCAGGACTTGGCCAGCCTGCAGGACGGTTACCCGCTCATGGAGTTCTGGGCACGATGACCACCACGATCCGGCTCTACGAGCATCCGTTCGCGCCGACCGAGCCGCGCATCTTCCGCGCGGACAGCCTGGCGGAGTGGCTGCTGGCCCACTACGGCGCGAAGCCCCGCTGCGCGCTCCAGTTCTACGCCGGTGAACCCAGCGCCGACGCCGAGGTCGAGCAGACCGCGGAGGCCGTGATGGCGGCGCCGGCGGGCGTCTACACCGTGCTGCAGTCGCCGGGTGACCCGGGGTCGGCGGCTGCGGTTGGCCAGTTCCTGTTCACCGCAGTGGTGGGGCTTGCGGTGCAGGCCATCACGGCCCCGTCGCCGACGATGCCGAACAACGTCAACCGGACGCAGGAGAGCCCCAACAACGCGCTCGGCCAGCGCGAGAACGGCGTGCGGCTTTTGCAGCGCTGGGAAGACATCTACGGCACGGTGCGCGCGGTGCCCAGCCAGCTGATGGCGACCTACCGCAAATACATCGGCAACGAGGAGGTGGAGTTCGGCTACTACTGCATCGGCCGCGGCTACTACGACGTGACCGACGTGCGCGATGCCGACACGCTGCTGAGCTACATCCGTGGCGCCGGCTGCAGGGTCTATGCGCCGTTCACCTCGCCGAATAGCGGCGCGCCTCAGCTGAGCATCGGCGAGGCGATCACCGACCCGGTGCTGACGGTGCGCCGCTCGCAGGAGGTCGACGGCATCACGCTGTTCGCGGCCAACCAACTCCAGCTGGCTCCCAATGCGCTCTACCTGCTGGCCAGGTCGGGCCCGGCGCGCGTTGTGTCGTCGTCCATCGCCGGCGGCACGTACTCGATCCCCGCGTCCAGCTACGACCAGATCCTGCAGCTGCAGCCGCAGCCGAACGTGGGCTCGATCTCGGAGATCGGCCAGACAGTCACCATCGCCGGCGTGCCGGACGAGCCTGTGGTGACCGAGCGCACCGACGCGGTCAAGGTCGACGCGGACACGCGCACCTACACCGTGTTCGGCTTCACGGGCGGCGAGGCCCGGCCTGGCGACTCGATCACCTTCTCCGGCCTGGCCACGCCCGGCAACAACGGCACCTTCACTGTGCAGTCGGCCAGTGGCAGCGATGTGACGGTGGTGGAGGGCGGCCAGACCACGACGACGGGGTTTGAATACGACGTCGACATCACGGTGACGCACCCAGTGCCCAGCTTCAACGGCTCGCGCATCATCCGCGCTGTGGAAGACCAGCGCCTGGAGCTGACCACTGCAGTGTGGGAAGTGGACCGCCTCTTCGAGGTCGATTCGCCCGTCACGATCACAGTGCTCAACGGGCTCACGGACTGGACGGACTGGTTCACCATGCCCGCCACAGACCGGAACCGCGTGTGGGCCAACTTTCTGTGCGCTCAGCTGTACGCGGAGAACGGCGGCAAGTTCGTCACGACCGTGGGGTACGAGGTCCAGGTCGAGCGGCTGGACGGTGCGCTGAATCCTACGGGCCAGGTTGAGACCTTCAGCTCGGCCATGTCCGCGGCCAGCACCGCGCAGCAGGCCGAGACGGTGGAGCACTACACCGGCTGGACGGGCCCAGCGCGCGTTCGGGCCCGGCGCACGACGCCGTTTTTGTACGCCTGGCGCGGCACGCTCGTCGACGAGGTGAAGTGGGTCGACCTTTTTAGCGTCAGCCCCGTGGCCAAGGCGCATTTCGGCGCGATGACCACCGTGCACACGATGACGCAGGCCACGACCCGCGCCACGTCGCTGCGCCGGCGGCAGCTCAATGCCCTGGTGACGCGCCGCATCCCGGTGTGGACCGGCAGCGGCTTCAGCGGTGCTTTCGATGCGGAAGGTCGCCATGTGTCCGGCGAGATCTACGGCACCGGCTACCTGCGCGACGTGCTGGCAGCCGTCTCCCTCGATCCGGTCTTCGGCCGGCGCGCGCTGGCCGAGATCGACATGGCCCAGATCAGCGCGACGGCCGCGCAGGTGGCGGCGATGCATCCCGAGGCGGCGAACTTCAGCTACACCTTCGACAGCGACGAGATCGGCTACGAAGAGGCGGTGTTGATGATCGCCAGGGCTTGCTTCTGCGAGCCGTATCGCCAGAACGGCCGCCTGCGCATCGCCTTCGAGCGGGCGCAGGCGGCGCCGGTCGCGATGTTCTGCCACCGCAACAAAGAGCCCAACGCCGAGACGATCACGCGCACCTTCGCCAACGATGCCGATTACGACGGGATCGAGCTGGTGTACCAGGACCCGGACACCGAGCAGGCAGAGACGATCCGCCTGCCCGTGGGTGGCAACTACTCGAAGCTCAAGAAGATCGAGCGCCCGGGCATCCGCAGCTTCGCGCAGGCCTGGCTGCACGCCTGCCGCGAGGAGCGCAAGCTCAAGGGCATGCGCCAGACGCTGGAGAGCAGCGTGACGGCGGACGGCCGCGCGCTCATCCCGCTGTCGCGCTTCGACTCCGTCGACAACACGGTCTTCAAAAGCTACGACGGCGAGGTGATCGGGCAGGCCGGCCTGGTGCTGACGCTCAGCCGGCCGGTGGTCTTCGAGGCCGGCGAGCAGCACAGCATCCTCCTGCAGCGCCGCGACGGCTCGGTGCAGTCGATCCTGGCCACGCCGGGCCCGACGGCCCGCCAGGTCGTTCTGCAGGCCGTGCCCGACGAGGCGCTGGTGCTGGTGCCCACGCCGGAGGAGGGCATCCGCACCAGCTTCAGCTTCGCCAGCAACAGCACGCGCCTGGCCCAGGCTTGGTTGCTGCAGGAGATGGACCTGAAGGGTGACCCGTACGTCCGCCTGATGGCGGTGAACTACTCGGACAGCTACTACGAGATGGACACGCAGCCCATCCCGAACAAGGAAGCGGTCATCAATTGACCGCGACAACAACGCCACCAGGCCGCTCTTGAGCGGCCTTTTTCATTCTTAAGGACCATATGGCCGGATTGACTTTCCAGACCTTCGACGACGGTGCAAAGGACCTGAAGCACATCGAGGATCTTGCAACGTCGCCATCGCCCACGGCGACTGACCGCAAAGGGCAGACCAAGAAGACATGGGCCGGCATTGAGCAGGACCTGGGTGCTGATTACGCACAAACTGTGACCGGCGCCAACCGTCTCGCAAGTGAGGTCGCAGCGGGGCAGGCCACAGACGCCGCAACGGTTTCACTCTCAACCGTGAACATCAAGGCATCTAAAGCGCAGGCGCTGGCAGATCTGCCGGACGAGGGTGTTGCCACGATTCTTGCGGCAGGCGTGGATGGCCTCACGCGGACGACCACATATGTCAAGCGGGGCGGCCAGCTGGTGCCGGTTCTGGATCCTCTCAGCGGAAGTGAATTCGATGGCCTCATCGGTCAGCGTCCCGGTGGGGGCATTACGAATTTCGTCGCTCAAGACGGTACGACATCCGTCGCAGGCGTCACCAAGGATTCCTTCCAGGCGGCAGCATTCGACGTCGGCGGCAAGCTCTACGGTACACGGCTCCTGCATTCCAGCGAGCCGTTGATCGTGACGGGTGCCGACGGATCCAGTGCGGTCAGGTTCGGGCGGCGGGGCGTGGAAGCCACTTATGCCGCGCTCAGCGAAGTAGAGACAAAAGTGCTGCGCGCCCGCCGTTTCGCCCCCCGGGTAGCACAGGCCTTCCCGGCCGAGATCTGCCACATCATCATGTACGGCCAGTCGCTGTCCATGGGCGAGCGTTCTTTGGTGGGCGCAAGCGCGGCCATCAGCACCACGCAGCCATTCGATAGCCTGATGTTCTCAAGCGGCACCCGCCCTGATGTGTACGGGGACGCGTCTCCCTATGCATCGCTCGTGCCGCTGGTGGAGAGCGTCCGCGTTGGCATTGATGTGGCTGCTGCCGGCATCTCAAACCCAGGCGAAACGCCACTGTCTGGCTGCTGCGACCAGATCAAGCGCGAGCTGCTGGCCGATGGCGTCGCACCGGGCGACTACCCCTTCCAGCTCCTCGGTTCCTGCGCTGGCCGCGGCGGCACCCCGCTGACTGGTCTGGTGAAAGGCACCGCACCCTATGCCCGCCTCATTGCCCAGGTGACGGCAGCCAGAAATCTGGCGACGACGCAAGGCAAGACATACGTGCTGCTAGCCGTCCCATTTCTGCAGGGCGAGAACGGTCCATTCGACCGAACCGAATACAAGAACATGCTCCTGCAGCTCTTCGCGGACATCGACGCCGACGTGAAGGCCATTACCGGCCAAGTGCAGGAAGTCCTGTTCCCGATGTATCAGACCGCGGGCGTCTACAACTTCGGAGCGGCCGGCGCGCAAGCCGACGTCGCCGAGGAGCTGCCAAATGCATTCGTGGCGACTCCCGTGTATCCGCTTCAGACCGTGCTTGCGCCTTGGAACGATGGCGTTCACCTGTCGGCCGAGAGCAGCCGCCTCATGGGTGCTCACATCGGGCGGGCCATCAAGGCGCATGCCATCGACAGCCGGGTCTACACGGGACTTCGTGCCTCCGCCATCCGCCGCGCAGGTCGAATCATCACCATCGACCTCGACGTGCCGGGCAGCAAGGCCGTCATCGAGACCTGTGACACGGCTACTGGCAACCCGCGCCGCGGCTTCGCTGGCTTTGAGTTGGCGGTTGATGGAACGCTTATCGAGTCGGTCTACATGGCATCAGCCAAGCGGATCGTCATCCGCTGCACGGCGGATGTGCCAGTGGGTGCGCGCCTCCTATATGGCCGATTGGGGGGCAACGTCCGGGACGACTCAGGCGATGTCGAAACTGTACTGATCGACGGTATCGCCGTTCCGCTGGACAACTACCTCCAGTGCTTCGACATCACGTTTACCACCTAGGAGTAACGCATGCAGATCATCACTCGTACGCCAACTTTCCAGAACCCTGTCGCGTTCGCGAAGCCACCGTTAGACGTTGCCGCTGCATTCAGCGGCGCCTGGGCGGGCGAGGGCTCGCTCAGCAGGTCGTTGAGTTTGGGAGGCGTGCCTAGTTTTTATGGCGGAGGCCCTGTCGTCTTTGAGGATTTTGGTGTTCGCCTCACAGGCCCGGCTGCGATCAATCTGGCAACGCCAATCGTGACGGCTTCCTATTCCGCGTGCACGGTCTTCAACTCCGATTTCCCTTCCGGCGAATCGTCGGTGCGGCTTCCCGTGTCGACGTGGGACAACGTAGGAGGCTGGAGTGGTCTGATGGTAGCCCCAACGGGCAATGCGTCGATTGGCGTTCGAACAGGAGACACAACCGACGAAACGATTGACACCAACGTGCGCGTTGCGGGTCGCGACATCTTTGCTGCGCTGGTGGTGTCCGGCACCAGCCTGACGTTGTACGTCGGCAATGGCGGTCGCCTGCAAAAGTACCTTTACTCGTCCACGGCGCCGCAGATTGCGCCGCGCGGACCGTTCCGCGTCAACGGCCTGGCTCAGACCAGTGACAAGACCTTCATCAGCCGGGCCGTCGAGGTGTATGCCGGCGCTCTGTCTGAAGCGCAGGTGCTCGGCCGCTACAAGAGCTGGCGGCTCTTCTTCCTCGACAACCTCGATACCCTCATCTGAGGGCGGGCCGATGCACATCAAACATCTGACACCGGAAGTTCTGCGCGGCTTGAGCGCCGCTGCTGTGCCGACGCCCGAGCAGCAGGACCGCCTCGAAGTGCGCCTGCTGACGGCCTTCGTCACGCTGTCCTTCATCAACGACCTGGCCGGTCCCATCACCTACATCTTCCGGCTCGCGCCGTCGATGCTGCACAAGGTGGCGGCGCTGGAGCATGGCCTGCCGGGCGCACACGCCATCGGCTTCGCATTCATCGTGTCGCTGCTGCTGATCGTGCCGCATGCCGTGGCTCTGGCGTTCTTCCCTGGCTCGCTGGCAATCCGCTGGCCTCGCAAGCTGGCCACGCTGGCGGCCGTGATCTCGGCGTTCACCTGGGGCTATCTGGGAGTGTTGTCGCTGCCCCTGCAGACCAGCGGCGCGCTGTTCTGGCTTTACGAGCGCCAGGGCATCGAGAGCGTCGGACTGGCCTTCATCTACGCCATCTCTCTCAACGCGCAGCTGCTGCGCGCCATCTACAAGGCTGTGAACACATGAAGCACCGGCTCTTCGTCAACGTGGCCATGTGCATCTGCTTCTATGCCCTCGCCCGCTTTGCCTCCGCCGCGACCTTCGCGCAGGAGGTCTACATGTGGGACTACGAGAGCCTGGTCACGGCCGCGGTGGGCGGCCTGTTCGGCGGCGTCTTCAAGACCATCTTCACGCTGGCCAACGACAACCGTGCCGTCTTCCTCGTGTTGAAGGAGTCGCGCCGCGACCTGGTCACAGCGCTGCTCGCAGGACTGGCGGTCTACGTGCTCATGATCATGGTGGAGTCCAAGTGGCCCGGCACGGTCACGCGCGAGCTGCGATTCGGCGGCGTTCTGATCGCGGGGTGGATGGGCAATGCCTTCTTCACATGGGTGCGCACTTTGGCCAAGGCCAAGCTGGACCAGCAGGCCGGCCGGCTGCGGGCCGGCGTGCCGCTCGATGAGCCGCCGTCGTCCGCGGTGGTGCCCCTGGCCGACAACCCGCCGCCCACGGCGTCGACGATCAAGGAAGGCTGAGTTCCATGGCTACCGATGATGGGCCCAACGCGGATCGCCGCGTTGGCGAGGATTGCCACGTCCTCAATCACTACTACGAGGCCTGCAGGCTGCGTGCGTACCCGGATCCAGCGTCACCGCTGTTTGCCGCGCTGCGCCGCGCCGGCATCGACCCTTACAACCTGTCCGGGGTTCCGGCTGGCTTCGCCGGCGTCAGCGGCGTGCCGTGGACCATCGGATGGGGCGACACGCAGGACGTGAGACCGGGCCTGGTCATCAGCCAGGCCGATGCGGACGCGCGCTATGCGCGGCGGATCGTGCGCGACTTCGAGCCGGCCGCTCGAGCTGCGGTGCAGGTCGACCTCGACCAGCGGCAATGGGATGCGGTGGTCTCCACGGTCTACAACACGGGCCCGGGCGGCCGCGGCCGCGATGGCATCCTCTTCCTGGCCGATGGCCGGCCGAGCACCTTCCTGCGCAAGCTCAACGCCGGCGATGCACAGGGTGCTGCCGACGAACTGCCGAAGTGGGTCCGAGCTGGTGGCCAGGTGCTCAAGGGCCTGCAGCGGCGCCGGCACGCCACGCGCCTGGTGTTCCTGGGCTTGCCCGCGCGCGACGCTATCGCGGCCGCCGAACTGGCCTTTCCATGACTGCCGCGATGCAGGCGCTTCTGGTGGCTCTGGCCATCAGCGTGGCCGGCAACGCCGGCATGGGTTGGGCTTGGCTGCAGGCGCGCACCGCGGCCACCGAGCTGCGTGGCCAGCGCGATGAAGCGCGAGGCGATGCTTCGGCCTGCAGCGATGCCACGCAGGATCTGCGCGACCTGGCCGACCAGCGCGCTGCGGCCGCGAAGAAGGACCAGGCCGCAGCGGCCGCCAAGGCGCGCGCGCACCAGGCTCTGGCGCAGACGATCCTGTCCACGCCGCCGGCCGTGCCCGGCGATGCGTGCGCGAGCGCCCAGGCGCGCGTCGACGCCTGGTTGAGGGGAAGGGCTGCGCCATGACCCGCGTGCTCTTCCTGGCCCCGCTGACGGCCGCGCTGGTGGCATGCAGCACGGCGCCGTCCACCCGAGTCAGCGTGCCGCTCCCGGTCGAATGCCGGGTACAGGCGCCGCCGCGGCCCGTCATGCCGACCGATGCGCTTCGGTCGGGCGTCGACGTCGACCACTGGGTGCAGGCGGCTCAAGCTGAGCTGCTGCTGCGTGAAGGATACGAATCCGAGCTGGAGGCGGCGTTGGCCGCGTGTACTGCGCCCCTGGGGCGCTAGATCGAGTCGGGCGGCAGCAGCCCGATCCGCTCCATGTACTCCCGAGAGGATCGCATGCGCCAGTCCTCTCGCGCCGCCGGTGCCGGCGGCGCCGGCGGCGCAACCGGGTCGGCTGCCTGCATCTCATCGAAGAGCACGGGCAGACACCACCAGGTCTGCGCAAAACGCTCTCGCCGGATCGTCTTCGGCTCGTACGACGACTCGCGCAGCTCGAAGCCGGTGATCAGCACCCCGCGGTCGATGATCTTGACGACCCTGGCCAGCTGCAGCGGCGGGATTACGAAGCCCTCGCGTGAGTCTGGCCAGCCAAGATAGGCGGACATGCGCTTGCGCGCGGGCCGAGGGTCGAAGTCTCGCTCTTCCATGCGCAGCCGGCCGACGTGGACGTCTGCTGCGATCCACGTCTTGTCCAT